GGCGATTACGCGGCATATAAATCAATTCGTCGCGCGTGTAGTCTACCGCCGGCACGCCCTTCAACACTTGCTGATACGCCGGCAGCGGCAAGTCCGGCGTGCGCCCCCGCATGTTCAACACGCGCTTGATGGTGGCACCGTCGACCAACTCAAAGCGATACGGCGAGCCGTCATTATTCAGCCATGGGTAGATCGATACCGCATCGGTCACGAATACTTCTTCCAGCACTGCGCGCAGCCAAGTGTGCCAAGTGTTTTCGCCATCGGGCGACTTCAAGAATGCGTCGACTTCAGCGCAACGCGCATCCGGTTCTTTGTCGTCGTCGATAGGACGTACCGCAAATTGCATCTTTGCGATTTGATCTTTGCGGGTTTCGATTACCAAGCGCAGTACATCGCAATTATCAGCCAGTGCGCGCATTTGATGAAACGATACCGCCTCTTCAGCGCGCGGCCGTTGCCGCAAGTTATAGCCGGGCGCGAAATCGAATTGACGACCGACCACCGATGCTTGCTGCTGCGCAGAGACGATAGGGGCAATCGGATTCAAGGGGCCAAAGAATGCCTCGCCATTGTCGACTTGCGGAACATTAGTCGGATTAACCGCCGCACGCTTGCCGCGCAATGCATTCCACGCACCGCTGACACGCGCAATCAATCCTGGGTCTAGCGCTTGTTTCACTGGTTTAGTCATAGCAGCACTTAAACGATTTGATTGTTAGCCGCATTGCGCCAGTTCGCGCCCTCGTGCACGATGGTAAGCCCCAAGGTGGTATCGAAGAACGGCACACCGCGCTGCGGGTTGGCCGGACGATTAGCCGTCGTGTCGGCACCGTGCATTGCCACACAAGTCCACCCGTTTGCCATTAATTGGTTGGCAATCGCCAGATTTGGCACGTCCAATGCCGTGCCGATAGGCGAGATATAGGCGACGCCGCCTATGATGGTGTTCCCGCCGTTGCCGGTGGCCGGGGGAAATAGCCGATATTTGTTAGTCATGTAAGGCTCCGCTTAAGATTTTGAAGTGTCATTTTGTTGCCGGTAATAATCTAAAATGCCGCTTTGGTTATCCATAAACATGTCATACGCGCCGCTGGTCGCATCCACATCGTCGTCATGCGCGGTCGCTGCCGGAAACGCCTCCAGCGCTGTGAAGTAATCGTCATTCCAAGCGCCGCGCAGCACGCACACGTTATGCGCCTGAAATTGCGCGCTGATCGGGCCAAAGCGTGCGATCTTGTCGCCGCGTTCCGATTTGGTCCGCACGTTAAACCCAGCCAACTTGCGCACGAACGCTTGCGCTTGCGACTTGCCTGCCTGCCCCGGGTCTTGCGGCAAGCCGATGCGCACCGCAACGCCGTCTTGATTTGCGGTGTTCAGTAAGGCTTGCTCCACTTTCAAAGGGCTCACCCGCATGCGCAGCACATGCAAGATGTAAATCAAGCCGCTCTTGCGCTCATAGCCCATCTTTAATCCGATGGTCCAATCGGGATCGTTCTTGTCGGTCTTTTCCGTCGAGGCCAAATCCCAATAACGGACGATGTCCAAGCCCACCGGGGCCGCGTCAACCATTTCCACCCAAGAACGTTGGAAAAACAAGCCCGACGTTGCACGTATTTTCCAATTGCCGCCCAATAGCCGTGCTTGCTCAACCACGGGAAGCGATTTCAACTTGGATAAGTAACCTGGATCGGCGCGCATCAAGGCCGGGTTGTCAGACAGCTTGCCGGGAACGAATGTCGCAGATAAAGGCCGCACTTGCGTGGCGTCATCGGCGGGCAAATTCGGATCGTTAAACTGCTCGCGCAACGCCTGTGCGCTATCTGCCCAGATCAGCGTGTCGTTGATGCGCACAAACCAGCGCAATACACCTGAGCGTTCTGCAATCGGAAATCCGGTCTCTTGATCGATCCACCAATTGATAAATTCGGCGACCCAGGAATCCGCATCCGGATTGCAACTGGCGCGCACGTAAGGCTGCACACCGCACATCGAACGATTGCGCGAGAGCATGTAAAAGAATTGATATTTCGTGAAGTGGCACAATTCGTCCCAGATGATCAAGGGAAGTTGCGAGCCTTGAAAATCATGCACCGTATGTTCATGTTCCAAATGCGACATTTTGACCTTGCCGCCCTGCGGCCAGCGCCACTCCAAAACGTGACTGACTGGCGTGGCGCCCGTTGCCGGATACACCTTCATCGCTTCATCCCACAATCCACCGGGGTTGCGGATTTGCGTGGTATTGCGTCGAAAGAAAATCGCGGCAAAGTCGGGATTGGTGGTCACATGCCGCAATGCTTCCAGCAACATCGCATAGGTCTTGCCGGAACCTGCGGCGCCGCCGTAGATGGCGATATCGGCCGCACTACTTAAAAACGCCTCTTGCGGCCCACGTTGCGGATAAACTGACATTGAATCGACGTGATGCGCATCAATGCCGCGACTCATTGCCCGTATAGATCACGCTTTTTTTGGTGGCGCGTTCCATCGGCGCAACGTCGGCAAAATCTTCAGGAAATTCGCTCTTCAACCAATCGATGGTTTCCGGCAAACACGACAACACGAAATCGATGCCATGCATATTCGCCAGCAAGGCCGACGCGGTCACAAACAGCGATGCCTGATATTTCAGCGACGCCAGGCAGATGTCCTCATCCAAGCCAACGTCGATGCAATCGACGATCTCGCCCGTCAAGCCGCCCAGCACCAATGCCAAGGACACCGGATTGCGTCCCACCACGGCGCCAGCCAACGCTTCATGGTCGGATGCTGTGGCCGGGTCGAGGAACAAGTCTTGATAGTTCCAATCGAACATACGACACAGATACACCGCATCCACATTCAACCTGCCTATCTCCAGACATAGCTCCTCAGGGCTAAACGGCATCTGCATCCAGGCGCGCGCTACGGCGAGTTGTATCTTGCCGATGGACGAAGTCAAGCCGCCGACCAAGAGCGTCAATTCGCATTCGTCGTCGGCAAATATCGGATCGCAAATGCGGCTGGCCAAGGTTTGAAAACGGCATAGGGCCGCGCTGTCGTTCGCCACGCTGTTGTTACTCGCTTGTGTTGTCATCATCTCTTCTGTTTGAGGGTAAATAAAATGCGACCGTCGCCTGTGTTGCACCTGCGGCGTCGCGTGCGTTGTGTCGATTCAAGTCGTCCATTGCATCCTTATTAGCCCGCAATAGCTTTACGCCGATCTCACTCCACTCATTGGCCAGTTTCGTCAATGTCGCAATCCCCTTCAATGACGCCAGGCTCTCGTCCGTTATCGGCCCGGCATCGTCAAGCAAATTGACGCTGGCGTTCGCGATGCTGGAAAGCTTGTGCGCAGTCGCCGCGCTGTAGTTGGCGGCGTTGGCGAGATGGGTAGAGATGGAAATCAATTGCGCGGCTAATTGGTTTGCATCGGCTTGCGCAGTGTCAGCAAGCTTGGGTTTGCGCGCCATTGTTGAGCCTTATTAATATAGTAGGGTGGGCACAGGTACCCACCCTACTAATCATCAAAAAAACAAAAAGCCCGCGACCGTCAGGTGGCAGGCTTCGATTCGTCCAGGCATATCTTGCAAGTGACGAAGGGGAAATCTTTAGAGTCAGTTTTTCAATCTATCTAAATTAGGTTCAATTTTAGAGAAAATGTGTAAGCCCGTCACGCACTATGATGCGTAATGTTTTTACACACTGTGGAATCTATTTTAACAAGACACCACCACTGGTGTTATCGTGCCACTGGCCGGAATCGTGCCGGCACCATTCGTAACAGTGCAAGTTTGCCCGCTTGGATTGGTGCTTATCGTCACGCTGTAGGGCGAACCGACGTTAAGCGATGTTGAGAAGACGAAAGGTACGCTGCTGCCGGTGCCGGTAACCGTGAGTGAGTCGGTGCTGTCATCGAGCAAAGTCAATGTGGCGCCCGAGTTCAAGCCAACAACGGTGCCCAAAACGAAGCTGTTGGCAGTCGGCGTTGCGATGCACGATACAGAGACGCTAGTAACGTCGCCCGCGTTTTGCGAGACGTTGCCGCTACCATTACTAACGGAGCAGGTTTCGCCGGTCGGCTGGATGCCGACGGTGACATTATAGGCATTCGGCGCTTCTATCGATGTCGCGAA